ATAAGAAGATTACCAAATGAAACTTTGTATTAAATGCAAGTGCGCACTAATTAAAAATCAATGTCCAATATGTAAGGTGAAACAATGAACATAGAACAATTAAGAGAAGAATTAAAAACAGATGAAGGTGTTAAGTATGAAGTTTATCTTGACCATTTAGGTTTGCCTACTTGTGGTATAGGGCATTTAATTACAGAGTCAGATCCTGAACATGGTCTTGAAATTGGTACAGAAATAGGAGAAGAAAGAGTTAATGAATTGTTTGAACAAGATATAGAAATAACTATAGATGAATGTAGAAAACTTTATTATAACTTTGATAAGTTACCAGAAGAAGTAAAACATATTATAGCTAACATGATGTTCAACATGGGTAGACCAAGACTATCTCGTTTTCATAAGATGAAAAGAGCAGTAGAGAATAGTGAATGGAAAGAAGCTGCCAATCAAATGATAGATAGTAAATGGTATAAGCAAGTACCTAATCGTGCAGGTAGATTAGTTCAGCGCATGAAAGATATTACGACTTAATTTATTCATATTATTCTCCATAGAATTCTTTTAATTCTTGCTGCATTTCTCGTGGCATACTATCCCACCAAGACATTACGATACTTTCTAATGTTGGGTTATACAAATACGGAGTAACTAATTCTACTTCAAAATTATCTTCATGTTCTGGGATTAGTCTATCATCATTATGTTCTTCTAACCATTTCTCAAAGTTATCAGTAATAACTTCAAAACTTCTAGGGTTAAATTGGTCTCCCTTATAATGTACGCTATACAGTTTCATTGTTTATACCTCCACTTTCATTTGGATTCTTCTTGCAAGGATTTCAGTAGCTAAATCTGCCATGTCATCTCTTGTCATTTCTAGTTCATATAGTTCTGTATCTATATAAATGCGTATCGCACCTACTACTGGCACAATATATATACCTTTATCTGTGTCACAAGCCATAACCATTCCTTTCTTTTTCATACAAAAGATGTTGTGTTTCTAGGGTGTAATCATACTAGAGAGGGTAGTTACCCCCTCTGTATGGCTTTTAAATCAAGACTTTTTTTCCTTAAAATACATAACAAGTTGGCTTCTGCCCATTTCACCTTTTCTTGTAGTGCCATCACGATATATCAATCCTTTTCTTTCAAGTTGTGCATATCGTGGTGTGATACTTCCTTCTCTT